GCATCGTCGGCGCGCCTAGCTGGACAAGCGCGACCAATGGCACCAGCACAACTAGATTAATTACCGGGTTAACCAGCGGCGAAACTTACGAGCTGACTGTAACCGCGACAAATTCAGTAGGCGAAGGACCGCAAGCCACCCCTGTTACTGCAGAGCCTATCAATATCGCCAGTAATATTGCGCTCTTTACTACAGGAAGTCCGGTAATCCAGCAGGGCTACAGAATGGATACTAATCCATGGACGCCCATTGACCTTATGCCACCGGGGCTGACCGGCTCAAGCGGATTGGCATGTGCTTATTCGCCCGTTACGCAATTATTGGCGTTTGGTTTTGATGCCGCGCCATTTTTGCAAGTCTACGATGCAAGCAAATTTCCATTAGTTGCGGTGCCGGTTGCCAACCAGCCAGGCGGGACAGTTAACTGGTTAGAGTTTAGCCAGGACGGCACCGCGCTGGTTGCGGCTACAGCCGCCACATTCCCCAGCTTAATTTACGACACAGGAAGCTGGACTACGCGCGATTTAGATGCTGGGGAAAATACCCAAGGCACGATTAACGCAACAAAAGACCGCGTTGCGTTTGGTTGCCCAAGCACTAATCCAAACGGCAATTTGCAAATATGGGATACAAGCTTGCCTGTGCCAGTATTAATGGCCCCGCTGCCTAGCATCGCTACTGGCAATATAGCGGCGGTACATTTTCACCCCGCACAAAACATTCTTGCAGCGGTTGTGGGCGTCAGTTCAGCCGCCCCTCGCGTTTATGATCTTACGTCACTTACATATTTAGGGGATGTGGCATCTACAGCCAACGTCCCATCAGCGCTGAAATTCAGCACACAGGGTAATTTATTTGCAGTTGGCCGCTCCGTAAATGGTTTTAGAGTCTTTGATTGTTCTGCTCTGTCAACGCCTGCCTCATGGGTAAATATTCCTTCAGGTGTTACGCTTTTTGGAGCAATGACCTTTAAACCATTAATTTTTTCAAACACCGATGAATATTTGGCGGCCAGATCCGGCCCCACTGCCCAGGCGTTCGACATGAGCACGGCGCCGCTCGCATTTGTTCCCGAATTTTACCTCTCATGGGGCACCAACCAACAATCAACGTTTTTAAATATGCCAACGCCGCCCCCGCTGCCACTTGGACCACCGCAAAACCTTGTCGCAACACCCGGCACCTCTGAAGGCATCCTAACGTGGGATTTATTGACGGATCCGAATCCAATAACTGGTTATATGGTTTCTTATAAAGAGGTTATTGCGACAGGTTGGAATAATTTTAAATTAGGCGTGGTTAATACCTATACCTTTACAGGGTTAACGCCTGGCACATCTTACGATGTGCGAGTTTGCGCTATTAATACGGGGGGCTGGGGGGCCTATGCAACCTCAACCGTCATACCTGTTTAATGTAAATAAAGTCGTTTTTTCTTAAATAAAATTTTTTCACATGTAAGGAAAAACACTTTTTCTTACACACGCCCGAGGGGGGTTTTTATGTCTACTAACTTAGTGAGTTATTACGTTGATACTACCGCGCGTGCGGCGCGTGCTGCAGAGGTGCCAAACGCCTCATTTTCGAACGGGGCAAACAATGCCGCGAGTAATGCTAATGGCATTGGCGTTACCACTGGTTCCTACAACTTTAAAGAAAGTGATTGGCCGCGCCCTGCTGCGTCAAGCCTATTAACAAGCCAACAAATTGGCGAAACGCGCCGCAATTTATTTGTTAACGACGCTACTTTGGGAGCCGATTCGCTGACCTCGTTGGTTAAGGCCGCTGCCCCGGTGGCGCCCGACGCCACTATTGCAACGGTGAGTGGCAAAGCCATGAAAAACCGCACAGGCGTTACGATCCCTGCGGATGGCTGGACGTTTGGTGTTGCGGATAACGCATAAAAAAAGCCCGGCCCCCTGGAGTTGCTAGGAGCCGGGCAAACACATAACTACAACAATAATTGCCCGTTGGCACGGACAACTTAACGAGTTTATTACAAAACTTTCGCACATAAAAGAGGAACACCGTATGCCAATGGCCGAAGCTGACTTCAATTACCGTGATTTTACTCACCAAGGCACCGCCGAGGCTGATAAGTCATTGTTAGTTAAATTCTTTATCTTACCGGTGCAAGACACTGAAAAATCCCTAGCCGAAGGGCGTCCGATCTTTAAAGACAAAGAGCACATTGATATTAAGATACCTGGCAAGCGTGATGCTGGGGCCTGCCGCCCAGCAACAGAAGCGGATAAGCGCCGATTCCCCGACCATTACCGGGCATTTAAAGAACGCATTAGCCAAGAAAATAACGTGACCGGCACACCCCTTACCGAATGGTCGCTCATGTCTCGCTCCATGGCCGAGGAGCTGCGTTTTTACCACGTTTTAACGGTCGAGCAATTAGCCACCATGGCTGACGCCCAGGCCAGCCGCTTTATGGGCCTAATGCCACTAAAAGAGCGCGCCAAATTGTGGTTAGAAAATGCCGCGAAAGAAAAACCCATGTGGGAAATGGATCAGAAAATTAGAGCGCAGCGCCAAGAAATTGACGAGCTTAAGGAGGCGTTGAGCCGCGTGATTGCCATTCAAGAAGGCAATATAGATCCCGAGTTAAACGAAAAACAGCAGGCTCGCCTTAAAAATGAGGCGGTTAAAGACGCAAAACGACTCGCAGGATAATTTATGCCTAGTACAACTCTGATTACAGCGAACACAATTTTAAATCGCGTTGCGGCTGAGGTCGGAGTTGCACCCGTCGCGGATCCTTACGCCAGCCAGGATCCCAGCTTTGTGCAAATGCGCTACTTGCTTAACACGGCTGGCGAAGAGCTGGCCATGGCGTACCCATGGGAGCTGCTACAGCGACAGCATGAACTACTGACGGCGCCGGGGGATACGGGCGATTATCCGCTGCCGTCGGATTTTTTCTACATGATCAATCAAACCGGCTGGGAGCGAAATAATAATGTGCCCCTAGGCGGCCCGCTATCGGCTCAGGACTGGCAGTTTTTAGAGGGCCAAAATATCGGCAATCAAACTATTTGGGCGAGTTTTAGAGTGACTGAGGGCCTGTTTAAGTTATGGCCCCAGCCCCCCGCCGAAAACCTAAACATATTCTATGAATATATAACCACGGATTGGGTTAGCGACGGCGGCCTGCCAACCCCGTCCTATAAGCCTGCAGTAACCGTGGGAAGCGACCTACCTTTATTTGATCGCACGTTAATTACTCGTTATCTAAAACTCAAATTTTTAGAGGCAAAAGGAATGCCGACACAAAAGGCCCAGGATGATTTTAACCAAACATTTAGCTTTTTAACCGGGTTAGATAAGGGCGCCGAAATATTGACGGTAGCTGGGCCTATTGGATTCCCGTATTTGAATATTTGGCGCAATGTGCCATGGACGCGTTATGGCCATTAAATCGTTTACACGAGAAAACATTGTTGTCGGCCAACCCCAAGAAACTAAAAGCTTGGTGTGGCCGGCTCCCGTGGGGGGCATTGATGTAAGCAAGGGCCTTGCGTATGGGGCAAAAGAAAACTGCCTGTACAGCTATAACATGGTCGCGGCTGAATATGGTTTGCGTGTTCGCCATGGTTATCGAGAATGGGTTATAGGTTGCGATAACGGCCAGGGCCTAGGGATTCATACAATAATTCCCTATGGTGGGGAAGATGATGATCTTAATAATGATCGGCTTTTTGCGGTCTCAAATGAAGGCATTTGGGATGTGACCGAATACAACACGGCGCCTGTGCTTGTCTTAGATTTTACTGCCCCTGGCAACGGGGGAGACATAACCATTGAAGCCGGATATGGCGTTTACACGCCCTATATTACCAGTGCTGGCGCCAAGCTTTTATATTATGCCGATAGCCGTAACGGTCTTTTTCGTTACACCGAATCGACCGGCCTTTGGGCGCGCGAGGCAACAATTACCGGGCCGGATATTGCCACGGTTAATTTTGTTATGACGCATAAAAAACAATTGTGGATGGTTGAGCGCGACGCCTCAAGCGCATGGTATTTAGACGAACAAGCCGTGAGCGGCGCGGCCAACGAATTCTTTTTTGGTGGCAAATTTTTACATGGCGGCAGTGTTGCGGGGCTTTTTAGCTGGACTATCGACGGCGGTATAGGGGTCGATGATTATTTAGTGGTTGTTAGTCGTAGTGGTGACGTTTTGCCGTATCAAGGCACAGATCCCGCCACCGCCGATGCGTGGAATTTAGTAGGCCAATATTTTATTGGGGAAATTCCCAAGGGGCCTAAATTTGGCACCCATGACGGCGGCAACCTGCACCTACTGAGTGTAAACGGCCTCAACTCCATGAATGAAATAATCGTGGGTGTTGATGGTAAAAATGCCGATGCCGATATTGAATCTAAAAAAATAGCGTATTTAATCCGGCCACACCTAAAAAGATATAAACGTTTTAATGGCTGGGACGCGCGGAAAATGCCCAGCATTGGCAACCTAGTTATTAACACCCCACGGCGCGAAGATGGGCTTTATTTACAGTACGTAAAAAACACCACGATAGACGCTTGGGGCCTATGGCGTGATGTGCCTATTGAATCAATGGATGAATGGCAGGGCGCAGTATATGTGGGGGATGCTACAGGAAGAATTTTGGTGATGGACAACTTTATAGATAATGAGCTAATCGACGCCCCGCCGGCAACCATTAATGGCCAGGCGATACCTTTTAGCGTGTTAACTACATTTAATGATTTTGGCGAGCCAACAATTTACAAGCGCGGAAAATTTATCAGGCCGCAATTTTTGGCTACTACTGACCCTAGCCAGACCTGCTCATTCCGTTATGACTATGATATTAACGAGGCATTTAACACCACACCCGCCCCCACGTTCACCGGGTCGGTATGGGATTTAGGCGAGTGGGATGTTGACGAATGGGACAACGCCATTCCTCAAGGGTATGGAAATTTAGTTGGCGGCTGGGGAATTGGGCGTGTGGTTGCTATTGCTATGGTGGGGCGCAGCGTGGGAGATACCACGTTAATTAGTTGGGATGTTATGTGGGACGCCGGCTGGCCGTTATGAGTGGCTTTATTCGCCAAGTTATTTGGAGTATTGACCGTGAGTGGGCCGAGACTGCTTTTCCTTTTGTGCCTTCGGTTGACTGCGGCGGGTTTGTGGCTATTGATGAACACGGCGAGCGTGTTGGCATAGCGGTTTTAGGTCGCGTAACTAATAGCAGCGCACACCTTGAAGGGGCGCTTACTTATAAAGCGGTAAAGGCTGGATTAGTTGAATTTGTTAAGGATTATGTCTTTGAAGATCTATGCTTAAGTTATTTATTTTGTACGGTCGCGGCCAACAATATCAGGAGCTTGAGGTTTGTGCGCCGAATCGGGGGCCGTGAATTTCATAGGATCCCTAATGGCTTTGATGACGGGATTGATTTAGTGCAGTTCGAGATAAGAAAAGAAGACGTGAACCTATTAAGTAAAAAATATCGGTGCCTGCAATGAGCAATTTTTTTGATAAGTTAAGATTCTGGACGACCCACGGCCTAAAAGACGTTGGAAAACGCACAAATAATAGCGGCTCTAGTGATGAGAACGAGAACCGCGTTTACAACGAGGGCGGCGGCTGGACGGTAGTACCAGACCCGGACGATACCGCGACCCAATATGGGATTGCTCATGCAGGGCCAATTGCGGGGCCGTCCTATGACCGCCCCCCTGCCGGAAGGGTGCCTATGCAACCTGGCGTGAATCCATTTTTAGGCGCCGCCGCTAAGGCTGGCATGAGGGTAAACAATCCCATGGACGCCCAAACCGCCATGGCTAAAGCATTAAGGGGGCCGTATGGGCAGTAGTTCAGGCAAAGCGCCAAACGTCGTAGGGGCCGCCGCCGAACAAGGCGAGCAGGCATTACAGCTTAACCGCGAGCAGACCGCCGCCAACCGCCCGGATCAATATAACCCGTGGGGCAGCAGCACATGGCAACAAAGCAGCGTGATCAATCCTGCCACCGGCAGACCTGAAACGCGGTGGACGCAAACGGAAAAACTAGCCGAACCCTTGCAGCAGTCCCTTGATAGCCAAATGCGCATTGGCGCTGGCCGCGCAGGCCTGGCAGAGGGAGCTATGGCGCGCGCGTGGGGAGACTACAGCGACCCCATGAATTTTGATCAGTTTGGCGACCCGGAAGCGTTCAATTACGACCCCACCGCAGGACGCCAACACGCCGAAGACGCCGCGTATCAACGCCAGGTTAACCGGCTGGATCCTATGTTTGCCAGCCAGCAGCGCGACCTAGAAACCAAGCTGCGCAACCAGGGCCTCGCCCCAGGGGATCAGGCCTATGATGCGGCTATGAAAAATTTTGGCATGACCCGAAACGATGCCTACGAGCAGGCCAGACTTGGTAGCAGTGCCGAGGGCCGCACCGAGGCGGGACAATTATTTAGCCAGGCGACACAGCAAAACCAAATAGCGAATGCGTTACGCACTCAACGCATTAACGAGGCATTAGGCAAGCGCGGATTTAATTTAAGCGAGGTCGAGCGGCTGCTGCAGGGCCAGCAAATTAGCGGCGGGCCGCCGGCTAGCGGTGGAGGAACTGCCGCTGTAAATATGGCGCCTAAAAGCGTCGATGTGAATAACCTGTTAGGAGGTTAAAACTATGATGAATTTTATTCCAGCATCCCGCGCGGAAACTCCTCCCATCCTAGATGCGGCTTACCAACAAGCGCAAATAGCCGCGCAACTACGCCAGGCTGAAATGGCAAAAAAACAAATGCTTGGCCAAGCTGGGGTGCAATTTGCCAGCATGGTTCCTGAAGGGGCATGGGGAAATTTGGGTAATGCGCTAATTGGCAAGGCCGGCAATGTTGTTACGCCGGCTATTACCGACGCGGCCACGGGGGCGGTGGCCAGTAGCGCGCCCGTAGCGGCCAATTCCGCAGCGGCTTTAACCGGTGCCGAGGCTGCAGCAGCCGGCACAGCCGCCGCGCCAGGTGTTGGCGGGGCCTTGGCCGCATTGGGGCCGCTTGGCTGGGCTGCGTTATTGGCTGGGGGTTTATTGGCCCGCGAATCTTTTTAAGGTGTGACTATGGCCGAATATAGCCCGCAAGCGTTACGCGCAATAGCTCAAGGGCTGCGCGCACAAACCCAGCTCCAAGGCCTTGAGTCCGGGCCTCAGATGCGCCAGGCCATTAATCAGATGGAAACGCCCTATGGGCAGGTGCAGGGGGCCGGGTTTGCTGCAGAGGCGCCCAGCTTACTTAACATGATTGCCACAACTGCCATGCAGCGCCAGGGGCAGGAAAAAGTGCGGGGGCTAGATGCCAGGGCCGAAGCGCTGCGCGGAAATATTGCAGCCGGCGCCCTCGCGCAACAGCAAGAAGCCGCCGCACAAGCCGAAATGCAACGCCGCGAACGCGAGGCCGCCCGGGTGCGGCAAAATGAGGCTATCGCCCAGCGGGAAGCAGACAATATTCGCTTACGCGCGAGCCTAGATAAGCCAACAGGCCCCGCAGACTCTTTTAACACGTTACAAATGATCGACCCAGCCGGAAAGCGTGTAAACGTCATGTTTAATAAGCGTTCTGGCGAAGGGTTTTTAGATGGCGTGAAGATCCCTAATTTCAGCGAATATAAAGAGGTCGAGAGGGCCGGCGGCGGCGGCGGAGGCCGAGAATATGCCTCAGTAATTAAGGAGGCGCTGCCCAATATCGAAACGATAAAAATGGCTGAAAGCGTGAAAAAAATAGCTAATTCTTTTACTCCAAAAGATGAGGCAGACTTAAATCGCGCATTTGCCCAAGTGGTTAAAAATAAAATCACGCCAGACAGCTTAAAAGTGTATGTGGACAATAATTTATTAGGCCTATCGCCAGCCGCAAAAAAATATTTATTAGCCGTAGAATCCGGCGCGGCACAGGTTCGCCACCATTTGAGCGGTGCGGCGTTAACACGGTTTGAAGCATTGCTTAACAGCGCATTTTTATCTAATGAGCCAGGCTTAACGCTAAAAGACAGAATGCGCCGAATAGGGTCTGTTTATGATCAGGCCTATAACGGGTTACTTTCTATTGACGAGGCCACCGGGAAAACCGAGTACTCGAAAAAATATCAACCATGGAATGAGTGGAGCGCCCCGAGCGAAAACAAAGGCGCAAAAGATGAACCCCCGGTGGATTTGCAGAAATTACAACAACAATTAGACGCCCTTGAGAAAGAGTTGAGCGGCGCTAAGGTGGTGGACTAATGCCAGTTGAAATGAGCCGCGAGGAATACGATCAAAAAAAAGCGCGCGCCGCTGAATTACGCGCTCTATTGCAACGCCAACTCGCGCAAGCAAAACAGGCCGGCGTTACCCAACAACAAATGGACGCCACCCACTTTGCTGATCCGTTCGACCCAACCGCGCACCGGTTACGCGAGGGAGACCTTAGAAAACTTAAAGAGACGGTAAACTCAGGCGTTTTTCTGGGGGGAGGGGATGAACTCGCGTCAGGTTTAACCGCCGCCGCATCGGCTCCATTTATGGATGCCACCTTTAGCGAAATTTACGACAAGGAGCAATCCAAGCATGAGCGGGAGCAAGCCGACCTGGCTGAGCGCAACCCATCGGCCACTCTCGCCGCGCGTGTTGCTGGCGGTGTTGCTGGTACAGGCGCGCGAATCGGGCTAATGCTTCCCGTTGCAAAGGTGCTAGGCAAAGTGCCTGGCGGCGCCTTCGCGGGCGGCCCGTTAAGAGAGACCATAGCCAAAACCGTTGGCGCTGGGGTAGAGGGGGCGGCAACCGGGTACTTAACGGCGGATCGTGAACAAAACCGCGAGCAGGCCGCCGCTATTGGTGCGCCCCTGCAATCTTCCCTCTATGCCGCGATTAAGGCCCTTGGCCGTTCCGGGCGCGGAGTGGTTAACGTAGGAACTAATAACCGCTATTCGCTAGGGCCGGACGAGGATTTTGTGCCCCTCAATATGGTGGGCGAAGGCACCCTCCCATCGGCCTATCGAAAAATGGTAGGTACTAGCTTTGGCGGTGGCCCGGAAATTAACGAGCAAAGCGCCAAGGTATTACAAAAAGCGCTTAACATCGAAGACGATGCAAAAACCGCATTAGGGGCGACGCAGGATCAGGCGCGCCGAAATTTCACCTATGCAAAAAACGAGATTACCGATAGCGCGTTAATTGCCAAAAATTTGGCGGAGCAACAAGGCCTATCCCAAACACAGGCCGCGCGCCTGGCCGCCCAGCAAATTGAGGAGCAAACCAACCAAGCGTTCAGATCCACGGTAATTAACCGATCATTGCCGGAGGCAACCCCGGCCCAATTGCGCCAAGAAATTGTCGGTATGACACCCGTTCAGGCTAATAACGCGCTAGATGATTTATGGGGGCAGCATGGCTTTGCCGATATTAAGCAGCGCGCTTTTGTGGTCAGGCCCGAGGAATTGCATAACGCGGTAAGGGAAGCATTGGATAATCCGGGGCAAGACGCTTTGGTGTCAGGGATCCGCGCGCAGATTGATAAGATGTTTACACGGCATGGCGACGCCGTAACGGTGCCTCCCACCACGGCTTATAAATCGAATCCGTTAACAGGCGCCCCAATTAAAAATCCTCGTGTACCTAGCGGCGAATTGACGATCCAGGGCGACGCCCTTATGCAGATCCGCAACGACTTGCGCACAGCGGCGAGCAACCTGCCTGAGCATGGTTTTGGCGCTACCGAAGCGAACGCACTACGCAAAGCGGCTCATGCAGTTGACGCTCAAATTGAACGCCAACTGGATCCCGCCGCACAGGCAAAATACCGCCTTGAGTTAGATGCTTATGGCCACCGCCGCACCCTTGATAAAACCATACAGGCCACCCCTAACGATTTATTTGGCCAATTCCAGCCTAAGCACTGGCTAATAGGAGCGGAACGCTACAGCCCAAGACGCCTAGCGCGCGGGGAGGCCCCAACTCAATCCGAGGCCGAGGAGGCCATTAAGGTGGCGCAGGCCGCGAAGCGCGAGCTTGGGGAAAAAGAGGAAAACGCCAGGCTTTTTGTGCAGACCACCAAAAACAAAGTGGCCGCCGACAAGCTCAAAGAAAAGCGCGAGCTGATTCCACCAAAGGAAACTCCCGAGGTGCAACAGGCCGCACAGGTGCTTAAACAAGCGTCAGAACAAGCCGCAATCCTCGCCAGGAGAATGCCAACGCAGGATCCCGCCTACTGGACGCGCAATTACAACACCGATCTGTTAACGCGCCCATTTGGCCTGCCCACCCAAGGCACGGCCACCACGGCGGCGGGTACGGCAATCGGCGGCCTATTGGCGAATAAAACGACACAGCGCCTACTAGCCGGCGACACACAAACACAGCGCTCTATTGCGGATTGGCTGCGCAACGCCTACGACCCGAAATACAAAGGGCCTGTACACCGCGCGGGGCAGGCATTGTTACGATCAGTAACGCCGGAAGCAACGCAAATGTTTACCCCAACCGAGGAATATTAATTATGCCCCGCGATAGCAATGGCGTTTACACACTACCGGTTGGCAATCCGGTTATTAGCGGCACAATTATCACTAGCACATGGGCAAATGGCACATGCGGCGACATAGGGAACGAGTTAACCGATAGTCTAAGCCGAAGCGGCGAGGGTGGAATGCTCGCGCCGCTGCGACTTAATAGCGGCAGCATCGGTTTTCCGGGCCTTTCGTGGGTATCCGAAGTTAATAGCGGCCTATATCTTTTTGGCGCCCAGGATGTGCGCTTTGCTATGGCGGGGGCTGATTTAGTTAAATTTGTGCCGGTGGCCAGCGGCTCTTTATTCGTTAACAACACAGTGACGGGCACAGGATTCGAGCGCGTTTTAACGACCTCTGATAAATCGGCGGCCTTCCCTGGCAATAACCCGACCCTGGCCAATGCTGACGCGGCCATTATCATCGGCACCGCCAGCCCCAACACAGACCCGCACATAGCGGCAGGCCCCAGCTTAATTCAAGCCAAAGCCAACGCGACGACCGCAGCAAATTTAACGCTCCAAGGCCTTGGCGGCGGCGTGAGGATTAATTGCGCCGGTACACCGTACATTGAAACGCCCGCATCAGGAACACGCGAACTAATTATTCGCGCAGCATCGGTTACGGATTTATTTCCCAACACAATTCTTTTTCGCAACAATGGGCCGGTAAATGGGGCATTAATTGGCTATAGCACCTCGACTGATTTTGATGTTACCAACGGCGTACTTAACGCAAAATTGCAGCTTAAAACGCAAAACGGGGCCGGCACCCAGATCGTTTCCGTTGAGCCAAATATAGCGACTAGCAACCTTGGGGCGCCTATGATGGGCGTTCGTTTCCCAGTGTTACGCCTAGGCTCTAACCCGGATCAGCCCGCGACCATAGGCAGCTCAAACCATTTTTTCCAAGTGGGCGACTCAACAATTAACACGCGCATGAGCGGGCAAGCCATGTGCACTAACACCGCAGCAGCCGGCGGGATATTAAGCATTCAAAATATTGCCAACGGCTACGCCTCGCTAGGGGATAAGAGCGCGACCGGGGCCTATTTTCAGGCCAACGGGACTACCGACGTTTCAATCACGCACAAAAATGACGTGGTTTTGCGGTCAGTTACCCCGGCCACCGGGGGAATAAAAGTTAACGGGTTATACGGTCTTGAGCGTGTTTTAACGGCTAGCGACTCGCCAATTGGCACTACCAAGGTTTTATCGACTCCCGTTACCATAACCAGCTCAACCGCGCCGGTTAATGTGGCAGCTCTAACCTTTGCCTTGGCCGCTAATTCAAAATACGCAGTTAGTGGATTTTTTAATGTTTACTGGCCAGGAACCGGGGATTGTTATCTCGAAGTGGCCGAAGGATTGATTGGCGATTCCATAGCCGGCGTATATATGCCACCAACCACCCCTTTCGGCGCCTATACCTATAATTTCACGGGCGGCGTTATCGGCGCTCGCATGAACTTAAACATCACGTCTACGCTTTTGGGCTTTGGTTTTACGTTTGAGGGCACCGTCCTAACAGGCGCCTCAGCATCGAGTCTAACGGTTAATATTTGCACACCCGTAAGCTCCCCAGACACGTTCGAGCTTAGAGACCTAAGCCGCTTAACTTGTATATTGGTTCCCTAATTTTTAAAACGGAATATCATCATCAAAACTATCATACGAGGGCGGCGGGGGCGGCGCGCTGTAACTCTTTTGAGTACCATTAGGGTTATGCCGCGCATCGGCTTTTTGCGCGGGTTTTTCATCCGATTTTCGGCCCCCGTCAACAATTTGAAAAACATCTAAAACAACTTCGGTTGTGTAACGATCAATCCCGCCTGAATCCACCCATTTGCGCGTGACTAATTTACCCTCGCAATAAACTAACGCGCCCTTTTGCGCGTACTCGCCAACAATTTCCGCAAGCCGTTTAAACGCGACGCACCGATGCCATTCTGTGCGCTCCTGCCGCTGCCCGGTGTTTTTGTCCTTCCACGACTCGGAAGTGGCCAGGCTCATAGAGGCGATAGCATCCCCGCCCGCGCTATAACGAACTTCGGGATCTTGGCCTAAATAACCCATTAACGTTACTTTATTCACCCCGCGCGCCATTGTCTGCCCCCCTGATTTCTTTTAGTTTTTTAAGATACATAGCCTTAAGGCCTTCTTTTTCTTTGCCCTCAGGTAACGTGTTAATTGGTTCGCCTGCTGTTTTTAATTCTTCGAGTGTATGAGCCTCGAAAATAGAAAAACTAATCGCCTCTGATTTATCTTCTAAATCCTCAGGCGTCAACAAACCATTGAGAGATTCTGATTCCGTCTTAGGGGTATCCACCCCGCCAGGCAGGCGCCCGTCTATATCCTCATCTGCAGGCGTAAGGCCGGTAACGCCGGTTAGAGTATGGCGGCGCATGTAACTCACCGCGCTGGCCACCGCCTGAAGTGCGTTTTTGTGCCCGCTATTGTCTGCCGGCCCAACCATTTCACATGTTTCAGAATGGCCTCCCACATGCGTTAAAACGCACTGAATACGAATAGCCCCATTATCACCAAAGCTTTGATTCCAGCGATAACTAAAGCCGTATTCAACCAAATAGGGTTTGATTGCTTCGGCCAGGTCATCTAACGATGAAAAGGAATACTCCATGCGGCCACCGCCTTTTGTGTCAAAGCTGGCGGTTTTTAATTTTTTCACCACGGGGAGCGCTGATTGAAAAGCAGATTTTGCCTCTAAAAAAGCCGTTTTAGCCTGTGCGGCCTCCCACTTCGCGTTTAGCTCCATGAGCCGTTCCAGCTGCTCAACCCCCGTCCCTTTTTCTATGGCCAGCTCCACCAGGTTATAAAATTTGTCAGCCGCAGTGATTGCCGGCAAGGCTTTTGGCGCTTCTTCAAGCACCACGGGGGCAGCGGTAGCAACAGCGGTTTTTTTGGTCATGATCAACTCCAGGGCCTTAAGGTTGTTTCGAGCATTTCAACGGGAGGAAGCGGGAAATTGTTGTATTCCTGAGCGAACACGATGGCATCCAGTGCCGCCGCTATCTTATTGGCAGCGTTTACACGCACTTCTTTGCCTTGTTTTGCGAGGAAACATTGATAGGGTGCATCTTTGCTAACCCCGGCAAACACCATATCTTTCAGGCCCGTAACCGTCCGGTAGTGCGAATCCTGAATGGCATAATCCACGGCGCAGATATATTCAAAGCGGGAAGGGTCCTCGGCGCGGGTCGTTTTTAGGTCGATGATTGCATCCCCTAACACATAGTCGGCCCTCGCCTTTAGCAAGAGGCCGGTTTGCTGATCCCGATACCATACGGATAATTCCGCATAGCCCCCGGTGAAAAAATGGCCAAGATTTTCCTTTACTGAGTTGGCTAGGTGCGCGCTGTATTCAAGCTCAGCCTTAGTGATAATCGTTCGATCCTGCTCAGCCTTCCAGGCCTTCCAGGCATTGTTATTACCCGGCGTTAAGTGCTCAGGCTGCACAACGATTAGCGAATCAATGCGCTCAGGCTCGAAGATGAAAAGATGGGTAAGAGTGCCCAGAAGCATGTCTTTGGATTCGCTGCGCGGGGTGTGCAGGTAGCTCCAATAATGGGCCATTGAGCGCGTAGCCTCGCGTATTGCAGTGCTACCTAGGCCGTTTGCACAGTGGTAAACCTCAGCCGGCAAGCCCCGCACTTCAAACCGCTCTCCAGGCTTTAGGGCCTCTGCCCGCTCGTTTATCGCTGCAACCGACTCTTCTAACGTGTGCATAGATAGCCCTCAAAGATACCAACCACTAGCACTCTTTAGGCTTTAAATCAAATTTATAGATAGGCTATCTATCATAGCACTGATAGCTATCATATATAATATAGCTATCAGTGATAATATATCTATAATAGCTATATTATATTGAGGTACTTTTTAAGCGCGCGCTCAACAACTTCTGTTTCGCTAATGCGCTTTTTTTCTTTATCCGACAACGTATAACTATGAGCCTTGACCGCTTCAATCAGGCTTACAGGGAGTCGAAAAATTTTTTGCTCCTTTGCCTCCTTTTCTGGGGCCTCAACACGCGAAGCCTTATCTACTGCCCCACCACTCAAAAACGCCTCTAAGTTAGGTTTACTTTTCATTGCCGTACACCTCTTTAAAAAATGCTTCAATTTCCGCTATAGCCGCTGCATCCTTGCCAAGCTCCTGAACCGTCAGGCCTTCCCCGATAGAGCGGCGAAAAGCTACGCGCTCGCTTATATGGGTGGTCAATACGTTTAAATGGTTTTCCTGTAGCCAATTATTCATAAGCGTTAAATCCTTGGTGCGTGAATCAACCCGAGTTAGAAGCACCTTAACAACTAGATCAGGGTTGTAATCGCGGCTTAGCTCAACGACTTCCAATAGGTCAGTCATTGCCGCCGCATCCAAATAGCTAGCGCCTATAGGGACTATGGCCACGTCAGCAAGAATCAACGCTGAGCGCATTCCGGTTGTATCGTGACCCCCAGCATCAACCACGACATGATGATATTTTTTGGCTAACTCCATGCCTTCAGAATGTATCGCCCTTCCAGCAAGGCAAATAGTAGTGGGACTTTTAGATAAATCGCCTTTGTATTCGCGTCGCCAACCGGCCCAACTGGCCGCGCTGGCCTGAGGATCCCCGTCAATTAAAACGGTGCCCGCTATACGCGCTAACATAGTGGCGAGGTGCACTGCGGTCGTAGTTTTACCCACCCCGCCTTTAGTATTAGTAACTGCATAAATCATAAGTGATGCGCCCTTGAGATGGATGATAGATAGTATATCTATGATAGCTATACTATCTATCAACGCTATCATATCTATGATAGCTATGCTATCTATTATAGCTATATTAACATCTTAAGAAGTTAACATCCTAGCAATGGCGCGGCTTTGGCGGCTAAAAATAAATTTGACAGATGAGAGAAAACGGCGGCAAACTCGGTGCCAATGTGTTGAAACGGGCGCAAACGACTAATTGTGAGTGTGACCACTACCTTTCATTTTTGATGCCAAAGTATTAGCTTTTTTTGGCATAAGGTAAGGCGCACTCATTATTTTTTTTTGTTTGTGTGCCATTGTTTAGCATGTTAACCTAACCGGACAGACGAAAAAAAAGGCCCCCATCCGCCAAGATTTGAGCCTTTTTTAGTTTGACCTAACACAAATAAAGAAACGCGGCCCCATGCCAGGGTTCCTGAGCTGTAACCGTCCTACCCACGTCCTACCCAGACATACTAACAAAATAGGTGTGTTTAACAACTATTTTTTAGCTATTGGGCGGGCGCGTTTCTTGATGAAATGAGCATAAGCCTATGATATTTCTGCACTCTTCGGCCCGCCGCGCCTCCTCCCAAATTATCAGTGCCCTTTCCCAATGGTTCAAAGCTGCGTTTGCATCCCGCTGCGCTCAGGTTTGGCTCTGGTACACCTCCCACGCAGAAAGCTATACCCCTTCACGCGAGCAAGCCAAACGCGAATTGGGCCTAAGCGACTGGATTTTGACGCGGTGCCTACGCGCGCTCGAACGCCTCGGCCTGGCCGCTTTGGATCTGACCCGGCAAAAGGGGAAAGCGGGGTGCTGGAAAGTGTTTAAACGCCCAGTATTTACGCCGGTTAGCACCCCGGTTTTGCCCCCCAATTTTTGCCCCCCAAACGACCCCTTTTTGCCCCCCAATAATTGCCCCCCTTTAGGTAAACAAGAAGAGTCTAAGGTAAAAAATACAAACCCCACCCCTAAGCCCGCCAAACCCGACCCCGTTTACACAGAACCAAAACAGGGAGGGGGGGATATTGATCGTTTTGTGGATGCTTACCCTAAAGACTTCGAGGGCAGCGAGAATCACAGGCGCTTTGCCAAGCAGCACTTGCGCAACATCCAAAAAAACATGCAGCCTAACGAATTCGATCAATTCTTAGGCGATTTGTACGCGGATATACAATACCGGTTAAAAAACTGCCACTACTGGCGCGCCGAGAACTACCGGCCCAACGTTGCCCGCTATGTGGCTGAGGAGTTATGGCAAACCGCGATATGCCCTAAAACGCATTCTAAGCCCCATACAGCCCCCTCGCGCTCAGTGAGGGACCTCAGCCTAGCCGACGAGCTGAACGACCGAAGCTGGGCCACCTGATGGGCCAGCACGACGACACAAGCCGGTCATGGGCAGGCCTACCGCTTAACCCTGGCGACGTTTCCCACTACCGCGAACCGCGCCCCGAGCGACCCACGCGGGAGCATCATCGGATCACTTCCGAAAACCTAGAAGCGAGCCGAAAAATTTTGGATCGTATTCGGCAAATTTTGAGCGAGGAGGAGTGATCATGCGAGGCGCAAAAGCAGCCATTAAATCATTCAGGCAAGCGCACATAGACAAGGCCCACCCCTGCAACCGCTCCAAATTTTCAGTGGCTCAGGATGTGGACCGGTTTTTAGCTAACGGGGGGATTATTCAGCGGGTCGAAACAAAATGCGCCCCCTGCAGGCCTGGCCAACAACTAGGCGAGCTATGGGGGAACCTATGCTAACCAGCCGAACACCCACCAAAGAGGAGCGGGAGTGGCTGCAGTGGTGTTTTCAGATTCCATGCCTGGCGTGTAAACACTTTGCCGGCGTCCATGACACCCCAGCGGAGTATCACCACACGCGCGGCAAAACGGATCCCGGCGCGCACCTAGACGGGTTTTGCTTATGCGAACGGCACCACCGTATTTCAGACACCCACCACCCCAAGCGGTGGATCAGCCGCCACGGTGACGGCAAGCGCCTATTCGAGGCGCGCTATTGCAAAGAGGGGGAATTCTTAGCCCTTCAGCGCAAAGAAGTGGAGGCGTTAAAACGATGTCTAGTGTAGTCACCACCGAGCGCATGGAAGAGGCGGTTTTGTACCTCAGCCGTACCGACGAGGCCCTAGCATCTGCGCGAGCGCGTTTTAACGGCCTGAGGGAGTCGGCCAAAGTCGTTAAGGCCATGGCTTATCAGCGCTCAATTAGTTCGGTTGCGGCCCAAAAAGAGCAGGACGCAATAAGCAGCGCCCAATACCGCGAGCACCTTAACAAGATGCAGGATGCCGAGTACGAATACATGCTTTTGCAGACCAAACGCGAAACAGAAACAGTGATCATTGACTGCTGGCGCAGCCTCAATGCCGCCCGCACCAAGGGGATCCTATGACCGAAAGCAACGGCGAGCGCGCAATGGAAACCTGGCTGATTTACTTACGCCAGCCCTACGAAAAACAATACCACTTCGCCCGCCACCTCATCGGCAACCCAACCAAAGGGATCCGCGCCGCCCTGGCCAAAATAGGCCTAAAAGATTGGCGTTTTGATTTTGCACTGCCCGAGCTTAAGATTGCGGTAGAGGTCGAGGGAGGGGTTTTTGTGAATGGTGGCCACAATCGCGGGGCCTATTACACGGACAATTGCCGCAAATACAACGCGGCCACCCTGGCAGGCTGGCGGGTGTTTCGATTCACCACGGCAATGGTTACAAGCGGCGACGCATTTTTAGTGATTAAGGCGGCAATCAATGAACACGTTACTAAATGAATTCCGGGCCATAGTTGCCCAAGCAAAGCGCAAACAAATTAAAGGGCCTGAAGAGGAGGCCCTAATTGCAGCGGGGAACGCGGTAGAATATTTACTGCAGCACTACGCGCCAGATGAGCGCGCCGAAATTTTTGAGGGTATTACAGCCCCTTCAACTTCCGACCATTATTTATCTCGTTAATAGTCTTGTCTGAAGCCAGGCGCCCTTGGTAGCCTGCAATTGCGCGCGTGGTAATATCGCGCATTAATTCAGATACAGTGATATTCATTGCATCAGCTACGCGCTCGACCTTAAATTGCAGCTCGCGCCTACATTTAAAAGTGATAATGCAATCTTTAATCTTTTTGGCCATAACCACCTCGTTTACACGGCTCGCATTTAGGGATAACAGGGGCGCCAATCAGGCGGGCATAAGCGGCTAATAATTCCCGCTCGCTCATGCCGGCAACTTGAATGCGCTGATCTAATAGGGCGCGCTTAATTCTCAAGCGCTCCCACAAAGGCAACGGGGCGCACATCGTTTACACGCTCTTAACAATGGCCGGGGTATTTTCAATACTAACCCCAGCACTGCCCGCCCAAAATTCATACATAGGGCGGTCAGTTGCGAGTGAATGCGCGGCCTTTTCTTCAGTGGGGAAGCGGCCAAGTACAGATTTGCCGCACACGATACAAAAAAAGCGGCCAATGGGTTTTATTTCTAATTTATTCACCTTGCGCCACCTCTGAGCATTTAGAAATAAGGGCGCGCGCATTGCACAGCCATACAGGTTCCCCCTCTGCGCGCGAGTCGGTAGCGCCTGAGACCTCAAAACCTGCAGCCTCTATTGCATCCATTAATAACTCACAAAGGTCATAACGGGAAACCTCAATTTTTGCCGCCTGAGGATCCCCATAATTCCAGCCAACAGACAAACGAATAATAAAAGCCTGCTCAGTGTTGAGCGTTCCCGCGCGTTCCGCTTTAAGAAGTGCCGCCGCTTGTTGATAAGCTCCCGCCTTTACTGCCAAAGATACTAAATTCATAATCCGCCCCTATTAAAAAATAAACCCGTTTACACGCATTCAACTGCGCGGAATTCTTTTTTAGCCTCCTTGCCGCGCTGACTTACTGCATAATCGTTAAGCTCGCGCCAAAATTTTAATTTATCCTCCACCTCTTCAGGGGGCACATTAATATTAAGCACCTCCCAAGCTGACCACACTAATTCAGTGCGCGCAAAACATCCGTTATAACAGCGCTTTTGTGGGTCGGTGTTGAGCACAATAGTTACCCGTGTTTCAATATTAAAAGCCATACCGTTTACACACCTCAGCTATTCAGCCACTCGTCATAAGTTTTAAGAGGGGCACCATTGCGCGTTATATCCCCGCCCTGGCCATTGTCCGCACAAGATAAATAAATTTTGTACTCGTCATAGTTCGAGCCTCGTACCTGAGTCTGATAGCTCGCGCGCACGTCAGGCAGGGGTAACCGCGCGCGGTAGGCGCGGTATGAGAGATAACCGGCATCATAGCCAGCCTGATAAGCAGCAGGCCGCTCACCTTGCGCTTGTTTAAAGCCATTTTCTGCCGCCAGTGTTCCGTCATAGTAGCCAGCCTTAAAATCAGCGCCTAATATCACTGACAATTGGTCAGCCGATAAAAAGCGCGCCTGTGCTGGATTATCCAGGCTCCAAAAACAGGGGCGACAATTAAGAGTCGCAGCAAAATCAATCGCCGCCTTTAACCCTAATGCAGGATCCTTCAACCCCTGAAAACGTTTTAATATATCGCCGCACTCAACAAAATAGCAGCCAGTGTGCCCGCCAATTTGCGAACTAGGATAGGCATAGCCAATTCGATAATTCATAAACCCCCCTAATTATTGCTAGGCATTGATTGAAGTATGTTAGAAATAGCCTCCAACTGGTCGGCGCTAACATTGATCCATCTGGTTTCCCCGCCTACGTCGCCTTTGATTTTCAAAACGCCTGCCACATGATTTAGGCGCGGCTGTTTAATGCGCTCAAATTGAGAACGCACATAAGCGGCATGATCCTTGTGCAATGCTGCCCGCGCCTCAGATAACAAACTATAAGAATGCAGCAGCACTGCCGCGCAATCCTGAGTACGCAAAAAAGCAATGGCGCCTTTATGGTCGTCGATGTTTATCCCCTCATTGATCAGCAACGTTTTAACGTGATTTTCTATGCCTTGCGCAAAATTGCTCATATTACCGCCCTAGTTATTGATTAAAATTATTGCGGCGATTTTCTACCATATCGCCGATAGTGGTAACGCGATAATTACCGCGCCAATATATTAAAGTGCCCGCGTAGCAATCGCCCGCGTTTAGGTATTCAAGATATTCGCTATCATCGTTTGAAATAGCCCCCACACCATGAAAATCTCCTAATTCATTTAGCGCGTTAAGAATTAAATGAGCGCGGGAAGGCAGGTTGCGGCATGAGCGCACCAAATAATCGTTTTCAGGCAGATCTAAAAGCTCATTTTTGTCCATCTCAAGGATTGCGCGCGCCTTTTTGGCGTTATCTGCAAAAATGGTGGCTAGGGTTTTGATTGAGGGCAAATTAGCCATGGTTTAGGACTCCAACGAAATAAAAAGGCGGCAAGTGTCAGGCGTTACGCCTACGCCAGTACCAAAATCAACGCGCACAGCAGTTAACTTGGGATCCTTGCGCAGGCAATCGCGTTTACACGAACTGGATGAGCAACCGGCCAAACCGGAAAGGCACCCACCGATGAGGGCAGTGCCTGAATCTATAACCTTATTCATCCTCGCCGCCTTCCACTTGCATGGAATCGCCGCAATTAGGGCAGGTGATATGGCCATGAGCGCCTAAAACAGTGTCAATTTGGCTCTGAGCAGTGCGGAATTTAAAAGAGCAGCCGCAGCTCACCAAAATATTGCGGTTTGTCTGCTTTTTGATGCCTGATTTAGACAGTGTCAGCTTGGCATGTGGGATAGGGCCTAGGACTTCGATATAGCCAGCAAGTACATTTTTTAACCAAGGGCCTGCAGTGGTCGCAGTTAGTGCGCCCTCAAGGCCGCATTCACGGGCGGTCTTAGCAAAAAAACCCTTGTGCCCGCTCGCGCAATTGTCTAGCGCGTGAATTAACTCATGTACCAGTGTGGCCAAAATGCCTTCACTGTCATCTGATACAGGGGAAATAAATATTTCCGCAAAACCCTCGCAACTGACTTCCCGTCGATAGCACACGCCTAAAATTGTGCGCGAGTTGCTTTTGATACCCTGAGAAAAGCCAACGGATACTTTAATTTTGCGGTCTGCTAGGCCGCCAGTGGTGCCAGTTTTGGGCCCCAGAATATCGAAAAGAATAAAATCTGCAGCCTCGTTGAGCCATGCTTCCCTAGTAAGTGCGTTCATCGTGTAGACCTCTTAACAGTGTGTTGATTGATGTTTCTAGTAGACAATTACAGACTAGCAAAAGGTAATACGTTTTTGCAACCTAGGCCTTAGAATATCTACGCGCGCCAGAATAGCGCCCACACTGTTAAAACGGCATAAGGGGGAAATAGGGTAATAAATGCACACTGTGAAACATTTTGTAGAATCGCGTGAAACACTGTTTTTGTGGGTTGACCCCTCCTTTTTGTTCATTCATAGCACTAAAG